TTAGTAAGTGGTGTCCATATTCTACAGACAATCAATTCAGGATTCCATATGATGGTGTTCTTGCTATTGGAACAGCTGATCCTGGACTTGCTGTAGCATATAATCAAAAAGTTGAAATGAGTGAAAATAAAAATATTCAGCAACAGCAAGAAGAAATTAATAAAGTAGTCAATCCAGAAGTAGTATGATTAAACTTATTAAATTTGACGGGCACTGGTTAATTTCACAAGTTGAAGAAATTCCAGACGCCGAGTTTGGAGACCCCGATTGTGTGCTAAAATATCCATATGAGATTGAAGGGACCTGTATGGGTCCCTTCCCAGAGCACTCTTCTGAAAAAGAACTTGTAGTTAGGTCAGCAAACATTAGTGTTATTACTGAACCTAATACTTTTATTCTTGCTCAATACACGACACTTATCAATGAAGAGCAAGAATCTGATGATGAATTTATTGAAATTGACGAATGAAGTTTTACACAAGTGTTGAACAATCTGGAAACGACGTTCTTGTTCGTGGTTACGAAAATGGTCTTCCCTTTAAAGACAAAGTTAAATTTAATCCTACACTGTATTTGCCTTCGGCAAAATCAACTGATTGGAAAACACTTGATGGTAGATATGTTCGTCCAGTAAAACAGGGAACAATTCGTGATGCCAAAAAATTTGTTGAAGAGCATGGGGAGTTGGAAGATTTTGAAATCTGTGGTCAAACCAGATATCTGAATCAGTATATTTTTGAAGAGTATCCTGAAGATGAAATCAAGTTTGATAAAAACAAAATCAGAATCTTTACTCTTGATATTGAAACTGGTGCTGAGAATGGATTTCCTGATATAGAATCTGCCGACCAGGAAATCCTTCTTATCAGCGTCAAGGATAGTTACATGAACACTATCACTGTTTTTGGAACTCGTCCGTTTGATAACAAGCATGATGATGTTTTTTACATGAACTTCAACACAGAGATTGGAATGCTTAAAGCTTTCATTCACTGGTGGATGGAAAACTTCCCTGATGTTATTACTGGGTGGAACGTTCAACTATTCGATATGCCTTATATTTTTAGGCGTATTGAACGAGTGATTGGAACTAAAGAAGCAGAAATGCTATCTCCATGGAAGACAATTCTCAGTAGAGAAATCTATATCAAAGGTCGTAAGAATATTGCTTATGACATTATGGGAATTGCCATCTTGGATTATCTTGAACTGTATCGTAAGTTTACTTACACAAATCAAGAATCATATCGTCTTGACCACATTGCTTTTGTTGAACTTGGTTCACAGAAACTGGACCATAGCGAGCATGATACGTTTAAGGATTTTTACACAAACGATTGGCAGAAGTTTGTAGAATATAATATCGTTGACGTTCGACTGGTTGACCAGTTGGATGATAAGATGAAGTTGATTGAACTTGCCATCACTATGGCATACGACGCTAAGGTAAACTATGAAGATGTTTATTCTCAGGTGCGTATGTGGGATAATATCATTTACGTCTATCTGGCAAAGCAAAAAATCGCTATTCCACCCAAGAAAGAAAGTCGTAAAGATAACAAATATGCTGGAGCATATGTAAAAGAACCGATTCCTGGTATGTATAATTGGGTGGTGTCTTTTGACTTGAACTCCCTATACCCACATCTAATCATGCAATACAACCTCTCACCAGAGACATTGCTTGACCACAAACATCCATCAGCAAATATTGAGAGGCTTCTTAATAAAGAAGAAAACCTTTCAGACCTTCGTGGTCAAACTCTTTGTGCTAATGGAACATTTTATACCACTACTAAACAAGGATTCCTTCCTAAGTTGATGGAAAAAATCTATCAAGAACGTGTGGTATACAAAAAGAAAATGATTGCTGCCAAGAAGCAGTATGAAGAAACACCAACAACAGAGTTGAAGAAAGAGATTGCTCGCTGTAATAATATTCAGATGGCAAGAAAGATTCAACTCAACTCAGCTTATGGTGCTATTGGCAATGAGCATTTTCGATACTATAAGTTAGAAATTGCTGAAGCAATCACGACATCTGGTCAGCTTTCTATTCGATGGATTGCTAATAAGATGAATAAGTATATCAACAATATACTTAAAACTGGTGACACTGATTATGTTGTTGCCTCCGATACAGATTCATTGTATCTCAATCTTGGTCCTCTTGTAGATAAAATTTTTGGTGGTAAAGATGTAACAGAAGAAAAAATTGTTAACTTTCTTGACAAAATATGTTCATCTGAAATTGAGAACTATATTGAAAAGTCCTACCAAGAACTGGCAGATTATGTCAATGCTTACGACCAGAAGATGAAGATGAAGCGAGAGAACATTGCTTCAAAAGGTATTTGGACTGCCAAGAAGAGATATATATTGAATGTCTGGGATAGCGAAGGAGTTCGTTACCACGAACCAAAGATGAAAATCTGTGGTATGGAAACGGCAAGGTCATCTACTCCAGCATTTTTTAAGAACAAACTTCTTGAAGCTTATACAATTATTATCAATCAGACAAACGAAGATGTGATTGAATACATTGATAAAGTTAGAGAAGAAACTAAACTCCAAGATTACTTGGATATTTCTTTTCCCAGGGGTGTTAATGGTCTCGACAAGTATAAAAGTAACACAGACATTTATCAGAAGGGCACACCTATTCATGTCCGAGGTGCATTACTGTATAATCACCACATTCGGCGTCTTGGACTTACTCATAAGTACGCTCTTATCCAAGAAGGAGAGAAAATTAAGTTTCTCTACCTCAAAACCCCAAATCCATTCCAAGAGAATGTAATCTCATTCTTCGGCACATTGCCAAAAGAATTCAAGCTCGATAAGTATGTGGACTATAAGACACAGTTTGAGAAGTCATTTTATGACCCACTCAAAAATGTCTTAGAATGTATCGGATGGGATATCGAGAAAAAAATATCACTACTAAGTTTCTTATAACAACTATGGAATTTCTATCACAAGTAATTAAAGAGAGTAAAAATGAATTTGCCTCGTTCGTATCTGATGGCATTTCTGCTGGAGATGTGGAATCTTTTGTTGATACTGGAAGTTATATGTTCAATGCTATCGTTAGTGGTAGTTTGTATGGTGGAATTCCATCCAATAAAATCACAGCTCTCGCTGGCGAATCTGGAACTGGTAAAACTTTTTTCTGTCTTAGTGTTGTTCGTAGTTTCCTCGATACTAACCCAGAAGGAGGAGTAATCTACTTTGAAACTGAATCTGCTATCAGCAAGAAGATGATCGAAAGTCGTGGCATTGATTCAAAACGAATGATTATTTTTCCAGTTGCTACGATTGAAGAGTTTAGAACACAATCAGTTCGTATTATAGATAAGTATATGGAGACACCAAAAGAGGAAAGAAAACCTCTTATGTTTGTTCTCGATTCCCTTGGTATGCTTGCTACGAACAAAGAAGTTGAAGATGCCTCCAACGACAAGAATGTTCGTGACATGACCAAAGCTCAACTTGTTAAATCTGTTTTCAGAATCTTGACGTTGAAACTTGGCAAAGCTACCATACCTATGATAGTTACTAATCACACGTATGATGTTGTTGGCTCGTATGTTCCTACTAAGGAAATGGGCGGTGGTAGTGGTCTTAAGTATTCTGCTTCCACTATTATCTTCTTATCTAAAAAGAAAGAAAAGGACGGAACCGATTTGGTCGGAAACATTATTAAATGTGAGGCGAAGAAGTCCCGTTTGACCCGTGAAGGTTCTAAAGCAGAAGTCAGATTGTTCTTTGATGAGCGTGGACTTGAGAAGTATTACGGGTTGCTGGAACTGGCAGAACGTGCTAATATATGGAAAGTCGCCGCTGGAAGGTATGAAGTTGATGGTAAAAAGATTTACGGTAAAGAAATCCTAAAAATTCTTGAAAAATATTTTACTGAAGATATTATGAATCAGTTGGAAAAACAGGTGAAAAAAGAATTTCTTTACGGAGCAGTAGATGAAGGAGAAGATTGAAACAACAATACTTAGAAATCTTTTATGTAATGAAGAATATTATAGAAAGGTAGTTCCCTTTCTTAAACCTGAGTATTTTCAGGATTATACTGAACGAGTCCTGTATGAAGAAATACAGGACTTCTCTACAAAATATGATAAACTTCCAACAAAAGAAGTTTTGATTTTATCTTTACAAGAAAGAAATGACCTTACTGAAGACGTATATAAAGAAGGCGCTAAGAAAATCCAAGAGTTCACTGAAGAGTGGATTGATAAAGATTGGCTTGTTAACAGCACAGAAAAGTGGTGTAAAGACAGAGCAATCTATAACGCCTTGCTCCAATCCATCAAAATTGCAGATGGAGAAGGCGATAAAAAAATATCGAGAGACGCTATCCCCTCGATATTACAAGAGGCCCTGGCAGTATCGTTCGATGAATACATAGGTCACGATTATGTTGACAACGTAGAACAACGTTACGAGTATTACCATAAAGAAGAATCAAAGATTCCATTTGATTTGGAAAAGTTTAATTTGATTACCAAAGGTGGTTTACCAAACAAAACTCTTAATGTTGCTCTTGCTGGAACTGGAGTTGGTAAATCTCTTTTCATGTGCCATTGTGCTGCTTCTTGTATATCTCAAGGAAAGAATGTTCTTTACATCACACTTGAGATGGCAGAAGAAAAGATTGCTGAAAGGATTGATGCTAATCTTCTTAATGTTAATATTAAAGATATTAATTCAATTCCAGAAACAATCTTTACTTCAAGAGTTAAAGAGATTGGTAGGAAAACTCAAGGTAAACTCATTATCAAAGAGTATCCAACGGCAGCAGCACATGCTGGACATTTCAAAGCATTGCTTAGTGACCTTAGTTTGAAGAAAGATTTTAAACCAAATATTATTTTTATTGATTATCTAAACATCTGTGCTTCTGCTAGATACAAAGGTCACATTGTAAACTCCTACACCTATGTTAAAGCAATTGCTGAAGAACTTAGAGGTCTTGCTGTTGAAAACGACATACCTATTGTTTCAGCAACTCAAACAACTCGGGGTGGTTTTGGCAATAGTGACGTTGACCTTACCGACACTTCTGAGTCTTTTGGTCTTCCCGCTACTGCTGACTTTATGTTTGCTCTTATCGCTACTGAGGAACTTGAACAGTCTGGTCGTATCATGGTCAAACAGCTCAAGAACCGATATAACGATCCCACCTTCCACAAGAGATTTACTGTGGGTATTGACAGGGCAAAGATGAAACTGTATAATGTAGAGGATTCGGAAGGTGCTGAATTGGTTACAGAGGCACCAGAAGAAACTTTTGAAGTCCTGGAGGAAGTTTCCGAAAGGCAAAAACGACTAAACAAATTTTCCCAATTTATTATCTAACTATGACAGAACATGTAAATTTTGAACGGTATCAAGAGTTCGTTGATGCTGTGACTAGTGATGCCTCCAAAGATTTCGTAGCACTGTCTGATAGGATGGTAGAACTTGACGGTAAAGGTGCTAACATTGAACGTCTTCTTACCGCTGGTGTTGGTATCAATGCTGAAGGTGGGGAGTTTCTTGAGATTATCAAGAAAATGATTTTTCAAGGTAAGCCTTGGAATGAAGATAACCGAGAGCACCTTATCATTGAACTTGGTGATGTGATGTGGTATGTTGCTCAAGCGTGTGTTGCTCTTGATGTTTCTTTTGATAAAGTCATTGAAGGTAATGTTAAGAAACTTATGAAGCGTTATCCTGGTGGTGACTTTGATGTATACTATTCCGAGAATCGTGCTGAAGACGATCGTTAAATAAACTTGGAGCATTGCTCCATTTTTTGGAGGGGCAATCCGATTGGCGACGGAACCTGTCTTGAAAACAGTTGAGTGTAACAGCCTTGGGGGTTCGACTCCCCCTCCCTCCGTTTAATAAATACCTTATATTAAAATAAGGTTAATGAAAGATTTTAGGCAATTCAGAAAAGAAGCAACTAAAGAAAGATATATTAGAAAAGAAATATTTCAAGAAGGTGATGTTGTTTTAGATGTTAACACAAAACAAAAAGGAAAGATTATTCGTCCTGGTGTTAACTATGTTATTGCCGTTACAGAACAAGGAGAAATGTTTCGTGCTTGGGTAACTGATTTACGTGAGATAAATGTTGATAATACTAAATAGAAAAAGGAAAAGTATTATTAACAATAATGGAAAGACAGAAACCAGTAAACTCTGTTCATTATAATGACGAGTTCTCAAAAGCACTCATTGAAGGAACTGTAAAACGTTTAGGCGAAGAGGGTATTCCTACGCTAGACAAGTCTAAAGAGAAGCAAGATGACACTTCTAAAAAAGACCCAAAAGCAAACGCTTCATCTCCCGACCCCGCTGTTGATTTACGGACTGGTTCTGGGATTAAACAATCTCACGGAGCAGAGATTAAGGACACCACGAAACTGGTTACAAAGGAGTCGTGTGATACCTATGAGTTTGAACTTGATGGTTTCACATATGTATTTGAAGCAGAGAAGAAGAAAGGTTTAGATGGTAAAGCTTGTTGGAAAGGATACAAGCAAATGGGAACTAAGATGAAAGGTGGTAAGAAAGTTGATAACTGTGTAAAAGCTGGTGATGAAGTTGAGCATGATGGTGAAGAACTTCAAGAAAAGTCAGTAAGTAAAGCACAACAACGTTTCATGGGAATGGTTCACGCCAAAAAGAAAGGCGAAATGAAAGGTGGTTCCAAAGAAGTTGATAAAGCTTCTAAGTCAATGACTGGAAAGGAAGCAGAGAAGTTTGCTTCTACTAAGCACAAAGGTCTTCCTGAAAAGAAAAAGACTAACGAAGCACTTGACCCAGTAGGGAAAGAAGATAAGGATGTTGACAATGATGGCGATCATGATAAGTCTGATAAGTATCTTCTAAATCGTCGTAAGAAAGTTTCCACGATTATTTCTAAAAAGAAAAAAATGAAGGAGGAAGCAGAACTTCGTAAGGAGATTGAAGAGGAAAAAAAGTAAAGAAGTCAGAACCTACCGTTGAAGTGATGCCTAAATTAGAAGACGGTGGTCCTCACGAAAGCAATGAAGGGACAATCTAAAACAATGTCTCCTCAGTTGAAAGACCCCAATTTACATAAATAGGTTAGGGAAACCCAAACGTTAACGTTACTTTAGGGAGAATAAATCATGGACAATTTAGTAGAACTTTTTAGACCAATCCTTTTCAGATTTCTTAACTCTTGCCACACCAAGCGTCTCTTAGTTGACCTTCTTGACCGCTATGTTCAGACAACCGATAATGATATCGATGACCTCATTGCACATAGCGTAAGAGTTGCTCTTCTCAAGAATTGCCCTGAGAAATGATTGAGTGCCTTTTGATTTCTCATGGAGCAGCAATTGTATTTGCTACTTTATGGGCAACATCCGAAGCATTATCTTACATTCCATGGTTAAGAGAAAATGGGGTTTTTCAAGTCGTTAGAAGTTTTTTGAGAGCATTGGTAAGAAAAGTAAAAAAGAAGAAATAATTTTGGGGGAGGAAACTCCCCTATTTTTATAAATATTTGTAAGTAAAAAGTAAATTAAAGAGGAAACTCAATGTCAGTTTTAGGAAAAATTGATGCCAAAGCTTTGGCTAATGATGTATCTGTAACACAGAACGATGCTACTGTTGTAACAACAGGAGATTTTACAGATGATACCACGGCAGATTACATTGAGCCTGGTGATATTCTTTCTCTTGATGGTGTTCAGTATCTTGTAAAAAGTGTTACTGATGCCAACAACTTAGAACTTCATACTGTATACGCTGGTTCTACTGGAACTGTTGCTGCTGCTGATGCTATTCGTAGAACAGCTCCAAAAATTGTTGCCCAGTATGTTGTCAAGGGTGGAGATAGCAATGTTGGTTCTCTCGTTTTCTTGGATGCCGATGAAGCAGAACTAACAGAGAATAAAGTTAGAGGATTGAATGGTCCTGGTTGGTGGATTTACAAAACTTATACTGACATGAGTGGAAACACCAGACATAAAGCTGAGTGTATTGCTCCTCTATATGTCAGTGCTGCTGTTGCTGGAGACTACGCTGATAATCCTGCTGCTGATGCTACATCGACAATCATAATCTCTGTCCAACCTGCTAATCAGACAACATACACACCTGCTGGATCTATTACAACATATAGCATTACTAATAATGGAACAACTCTTGCTGGCGAAGAAGGTGAAAGTTACGAATTAACAGGACTTTCTGGTAGTGTTGCTGGAACTGGAGCAGCATTTACTGTTACTAGAGCAGCAGATTATGGTGGTGATGTTACAGCGGTCACTATTGATGCTGTTGGATCTGGATTTGAAGCTGCCGAAACCATCACAATTAGCGGTATTGATATTGGTGGTCAATCTGGTGCTGTTGCTACATTCACCGAAGGTGCTGGCACAACTCTTGGTGGTGAAGCAGATGAAACTTATACCGCAGTTTCTGTAACTGGTGGTACAGGAAATGATGATACAACCTTTACTGTTGTTAGAGATAATACTGGTGCTATTGATAGCGTAACTCTTGTTGCTGCTGGATCTGGTTACACCGCTGCTGACACACTAACAATTCTTGGTTCTGATATTGGTGGTGTTGATACAACCGATGATCTTACAATCACAGTTGATACAGTAACTACAGATGATGTTACACTCACAGTTGATACAGTTGGAACTGCTGCTGCTACATTCTCTGTAACTGCTGCTGATGTTCCTGATCTTGGAGACATCATTTACCAGTGGCAGTCACAGACAGCATCTGGAACTCGTTGGACAAATGTTTCTGGCGCTACCAGCTCTTCACTTGCTCTTACTGGTCTAACAACTGCTGATAGCGGTAGAAAGTATCGTGTCAAACTTACCTCAACTGCTGGCGCTGAAGAAGTTATTTCTGATGTAGTCACATTGACTGTTGATGATAATATTTTTGCTTGATAATCAATGAATTTTGATGAATTGAACAAGGACAACTGGGTTCTTTTCGCCATGAAAAATTATGATAACCCTACTTGTGTAACATATGATGACTTTCAAGAAGACCTAAATACTTTTAAATACATTAAAAGATTATTTCGTCGTTATGAAACTCAAGGTGAATTGAAAGTGAATCTTATTTTGAATCACATTATATTGTTATATAATGTATTTGATGAAGCTGCTACGCCACTTTTATTTTTTAAAATAGAATCTAACTATTGGCCAGTTTTGAAAGCATTTTTATTATTTCTCGATAGATTGCCCTCGGCTTTAAACAACCAAATTGATGAAGAATGTCTAAAGAAACTGAATCTAATTTAAAAGAAATGATAGCAGGTGATGGAAGTGGACTTGCACTTCCACCAGCATTTGTATTTGTTAATACAAAACAGCGTCGTAAATATAAAAAAAATAATAAAGATTATATTGACGGCAGAACAAAGGGGGCAAAAAATCTACTTTCTCGTATTTCCAGACGTAAAAAAATGAAAGAAGAACTAGACAAACAAATTCTAGAAGCTGCTCCTTCGGAAACCGAGAGAGCACAAAAATCTATTGGGCAACAGAAAAAGCTCAAAAGAGCAAAAGAGCTTCAGAAAAAAAGAGATGAAGCTAAAGCAAAAATGCAGGACAAGACCAAAGAGATGGATACTTTAATGAAAGCTCGTCTTGCTGACTTTAAAAAGAAAGCATCCGAACAACAGAAAAAAGCATCACTAAAAAATTCTTACGAAATGGAGGGCGACATGATTAACGAAACCACTGGAGTTGATGCTCTTGAAGTAGCACTACAAGTTGCTACATCTGAACTTGACCCAAGAGGAGAAGCAAACTTTGCTAAGATTACTTTTGGCGATGGAACACAACAGAACCTCGACAACTTTTCAGCAAAAAGAATTGCTGCTGCTTATTCTCAATTGAATGATGAGAATAAAGATAAGTTCCGTTATATGCTAAACAAGGACGCTGCTACTTTCCAGCAAGTTCTTGATTTTTCAGTTCGTAATGTTTGACAACTTACGAGGAAAATAAATGTTTGGTAAAGCAGTAAAATCAGAAATGGATAAATCCTTTGAACTTCTTGCTCAAAGAGTTGAGATATATGAAGAACTTTCAAGGGAAATGCTGGATAAGTTGGATAATGCTGTAAATAAAATCAGTGAAACCAACAATAATATTGCTGCTATTCTTGCTAAACATGAAGAAAGAATAGAACAATGTAATAAATCAGATGAAGGTCTTCTTGAATATATTAAAGATATAAAAGAAAGGATTAAAACTCTTGAAGAGAAGATGGGAGAGTTTTATAAGTTTCGCTGGATGACCATCGGCGTTGCCTCTGCTGCCATCTTCATCATCGGTTCAGCACAATTCTTCGGAGACCTATTGACAGTAGGCGACAAGAGTGTTACCATAGAGGAACGTATTGAACAGACTAGATGATGAGTTACCTTGATGTTAAATACATCAATCTTATATCACCTCAACTATTAAAATTTTCAAGAAAAAAAGATTCCCTCTATAACTTTAGGTGTCCCTATTGTGGGGATAGTAAAAAGAGAAAAGATAAAACTCGGGGATATCTTTTTAAGATAAAAAATGACTTTGTTTTCAAATGTCATAACTGTGGAGTTGGAAGGACATTTACTAATTTCTTGAAGGATAATTGTCCACATCTCCATGACCAGTATGTGTTGGAAAGATATAAAGAAGGTCTGACTGGCAAGGGAACACAGACAAAGAATCCAGATTTCAATTTTAAGACACCTGTTTTTGTTAAAACAAAAAGAGATGTAAACTTGGAATCAATAGTAGATCTAAATACTTCTCACCCAGCCAGACAATACTTAGAATCAAGAAAAATTAAAGAGTTAGATTATTTTTTCTATTGTCCTAAATTTAAGGAGTGGACTAATTCTCAAAAGAAAGTATTTGATACTTTAAGGAAAGATAGTCCCCGTATTATAATCCCATTGAGGGATAAAGATGGTAAGATGTTCGGATATCAAGGACGTTCTCTTGCCCCTAAAGCAAAGCTAAGATACATCAGTGTCATGTTAGATGATGCCAAACAAAAAGTGTTTGGTTGGGATAGAGTTGATTTGAACAAACAGATTTATGTCACAGAAGGACCCTTCGACTCCATGTTCATTAGGAACAGTATTGCTATGTGTGGTAGCGATGTTGACCTTAGCACTTTCAATTATCAATTTACATTCGTATTTGATAATGAACCAAGGAATCGAGAAATCGTTGATAAAATATCAAAGACAATCGACAAAGGTTATCCAGTAGTGATATGGCCAAGTTCTATAACAGATAAAGATGTCAACGACATGGTTTTATCTGGACACGATGTTCAAAGTGTGGTAGAATACAACACTTATCAAGGACTAGAAGCAAAGTTAAAGTTAATCGAATGGAAAAAGGTATGAGCAGCATCAACGTAAAAAAGAGAAGCGGTGCCGTTGAACCGCTAAATCTTGATAAAATTCACAAAATGGTAGACGAAGCATGTGAAGGTCTTGGTGGAGTTTCTGCTTCTCAAGTAGAAATGAATTCTGGTATTCAGTTTTATGACGGTATTACAACAGAAGAAATTCAAGAAATCCTAATTCGTTCGGCAAGTGACCTCATTTCACTTGACCATCCTAACTATCAATTTGTAGCAGCAAGATTACTTTTGTTTGCTTTACGTAAACAGGTATTCCATAAGAAAGTTTGGAAAGAAGGAATGCCATCTTTATTTGATGTTTGTGCTTATAATGCCACCATTCTTAAAGTTTATGATGAAGAAATTCTTGACAAATATTCTGATGAAGATTGGGTCAAGATTGATTCCTGGATTGACCATAGTAGAGATTATCTATTTACATACGCTGGACTACGCCAAGTAGTTGATAAATATCTTGTTCAAGATAGAAGTAGCGGGGAAATCTACGAGACTCCTCAGTACATGTATATGATGATTGCCGTTACTTTATTTGCTGAGTATCCTCTTACAGAAAGATTAAATTACGTAAAGAAGTATTATGACGCAATCTCAAAACACAAAATCAACATTCCAACGCCAATCATGGCAGGAGTTAGGACAAGACTTAGACAATTTGCTAGTTGTGTTCTTATTGATTCTGATGACACCCTCGATGGCATCTTTAGCAGTGACATGGCTATTGGCAGATATGTTGCTCAAAGGGCGGGTATCGGCATCAATGCTGGTAGAATCCGTGGCGTCAACAGCAAAATTAGAGGGGGAGAAGTTGCTCATACAGGTGTTATCCCGTTTCTCAAAAAGTTTGAGTCAACTGTTAGGTGTTGTACACAGAACGGGATTCGTGGTGGAAGTGCTACTGTCCACTTTCCAATCTGGCACCAAGAAATAGAAGACATTATTGTCCTTAAAAACAACAAAGGAACTGAAGATAATCGTGTTCGTAAGTTAGATTATTCCATTCAACTTAGTAAACTATTCTACGAACGATTTATTCAAAACAAAGACATCACTTTATTTTCACCACACGATGTTCCTGGTTTGTATGATGCTTTCGGAACTGATAGTTTTGATGAGATGTATACCACTTATGAATCAGATGATTCAATTCCCAAGAAAACAATCAATGCTCAGGAACTGATTCTTGACCTTCTAAAAGAGAGAGCAGAAACTGGTCGTGTTTATATTATGAACATTGACCATTGTAACTCTCACTCTTCCTTTAAGGATAAAGTAAACATGAGTAACCTTTGTGTTGCTGGGGATACTAAAATTAAAATTAGATATCCAGAACCTAAATATGATGATATTGGGGAGATTTATGATTGGGAAGTTTATGAAGAA